CGGTAGCAGCGGCCGGTAAGGTGCTCGGCCTGCTCGCGCGCGGAGGTGATGAGGCTGGCGAGCTCGGCGTCGAGCGCGTCGGTGTCGATGCGCGCGGCGACCTTGACCTCGGCGACCGTGACGGGGTCGAGCGAGTCGGCGACGTAGAGGATGCGCTGCATGGGGTGGGCGTGAAAAAGCCCGCGCTAGGCGGGCTTGGTGGGGTGGCGGTACTTAACCGGCAGGGGCTTGGAATCAGGCCGTCGGGCTGAAGGTGTACGGCGCCGTGTCACGACGCAGCTCGAACTCGCCCACGTCCAAATTGCCGGTCACACCGGCCGCGCCGTAGATGCCCATGCGCACGGTGATGATTGCGCACGTCGGGTCCAGCGTGACGGTCGGAGTGCGCAGCACGTAGGTGCCTGCCGGCACATTGGTGGGCAAGGCGTCAGCTCCGCCCCAGTTGTTGCAGTTCGACTTTTTGACGATCGAGCCGTAGCCCGAGGTGTACTGCCAGATCTGCAGCACCGGCAGCACCGCCCCCGTCCAGGCGGACAGTGCGATACGGCACTGAGCGATTAGCGATGCGCCGGTATCCAAGGGGTCAACGACCTTCAGCGTCGCCGCGCCGGAAGTGAATGACGCACCTGGCGTGGTGGACCAGGTCGCGGTCGGGTCAGCACCAGCGGCCAGGGCGCCGGCCGTCGTGACCCGGTAGGCCACACCATTCGGCACGGTGGGCCGCACGATGTCATTGAGGTTGACGGCCAGGCCGGAGGCCCAGTAGCGGAGGATGGTGTCGAGCGGGCCGCAGAACAGCTGTTCGTTGGCGCCACCGACCGTGCAGGCCAGGCGCAGCATCTCGCCCGAGCGCCAATCCGACTTCGCCACCTTGGAGGCAACGGCTGTGCTCGTGCCAGAGCGGCCCGTCTGCCAGCGGTCTGGGCCGGTGCCAGTGATACCGGCGCCGAGCGAGAAGCCGTTGACGCCGCCCGCGTTGTTGCCCCAGGCGTTGCCGTTGAGGACGATGTTCTTTTGCGCGGAACCGACCGTCATGAGTCCAGCGGTACCGGGTGCGATCTTGGGGACGATGGGGTCCAGCACCTCGAACAGAGAGCGTCCCATCGGGACGGCGCCCTGTGTGATCGGGTGGATGCCATCGTTCGTCGTGCCAGCAAGCGGCGCGCCGTCGGTCGCCGACATCAGCGCGCCGGCCATGTCGCACAGCAGCATGCCGGTCGTCGAACGCGCGTAATCGACAATCCAGGCGTTCAGCGCCGTCCACTGCTCGATCTGTGCAGCGCTGTAGGTGGCCGGCGTGACCGTGCAGGCGATGACGGTGATGCCCGCTGCACGCATCCGCGTATAGATCTCTTGCAGGTTGGCCGCGATGGCAGTCGCCGTGAGGCTGCCGAACAGGTCGTTGACGCCGATCATCACCAGGCCGTATTTCGGCCGGTAGGCGATCATGTCGCGGTCCAACCTGGCCAGCACATCAGCCGACTTGTTGCCGCCGACGCCGCCTTCGTTGACCAGCGTCAGGCGCTGGCCCAGCAACATGTTCGCCCAGGTGAAGTAGCCGATGGACGAATAGGCCTGCAGGCCTGCCGCGTTGGTGTAGTTGTTGTCGGTGAGGCTGTCGCCGATGAGGGCGATGGTGTTGATCCCAGCCCCTGACACCAAGGACGGGAGCGGCAGGTCGTTGACCGTGTAGACCTGGGTGAAGAGGCCGGTCGCCAGCAACTGGTTGGCCTCGGTGTCGCTGCGCTCGTCTTGCTCGCCCGGCTGCCAGACGGACTGCTTGCCGGTGTAGGGCAGCTCCGCCCAACGCACTTGCGTGCCGGTGTACTTGATGGTTTTGGACATGGTGTGCGGTCCTTCGGGTGGGGCTCAAGCGGATGCGCCCAACGGGCGCACGGCGGCTGAGTCCGAGGGTTACTCGGGGGCCTTCTCTTCCGACTTGTCGGGAGCCGCAGCTTTGGCCTTCACGGCCTTGGCGACGCCGTCTTCGATGGCTTGGGCGGCGCATTCTTCCGTCGTCTCGACGGGGTCGTCGCCGGGCTGGAATTCCTCGACATGGATTCCCTGGTGGGCGAACTTGTAGGGCTTGTGGAACTTGACAAGGGGCATGGCGTGCTCCGGTTGTGGAGTGAGGCGTCAGGCAAAGAAGAACCGCCCCAGCGGTGGAGGCTGGGGCGGCTGTTAAGCCGCGCGAGGCGGCATCCCTGGAGACAACCGGGTCAGGACGTGGCGAACTTGATGAGCTTGATGGCCTCGCTGTTGACGACCATGCCGCCCACGCGCTTCGTCGTGTAGAAGCCGACGTAGGGCTTGTTGCTGTACGGGTCGCGCAGCATGCGCATACCGATGCGGTCGACGATGGTGTAGCCGCGCTTGAAGTTGCCGAAGGCGATGGACAGGCTGCTGGCGGCCTTGGCGGGCATGTCTTCGGCCTCGGTGACGCCGTAGCCCAGCAAAGCGATGCCCAGGCCGTTCTCGGTCAGGCGCGGCTGCCACAGGTATTGGCCGGTGGTGTCCTTGAGCTTCATGACCTCGAACAGCAGGCCCTTGTTCATGACCCACTGCGAGCCGGCACGGTAGCCGGCCTTGAGCTTGGCCAGGGTGTCGTAGAAGATGTCTGCCTTGTTGCTGGCAGCAAAGTCGCCGGAGACGCCGGTGGCGATGTGCTCCAGCGTGCCGAAGGCGCGCGAGGAGTCGGCCGTGGCGGCGGTGGTGTAGGCCAGGAAGCCCTTGGGCTTGTTGGTGCCGTTGCCGGACACGAAGGCGGAGCCCTCGGCCACGGCGAACTCCTCCAGCAGCTGAGACTGAATCTCGGCCTCGACGTCGAAGAAGAGATCGTCCAGCGCCTGCTGCGTGATCTGCGGGTTGGCGTAGAGCTCGCCCATGAAGACGGGCACCTCGGCCAGCTGGCTGGTGTTGGTGGCCGTGCGGGCCGCGGTTTCACCGACCCAGCCGGAGGCGATGCCGTTGACGTTGACCAGCTTCTTGTAGTCGCTGGTGCCGGTGCGCACGACATTGGCAAGGCCGCGGATGGGGCTGATGTCGCGCTGCAGCTTCTCGATGTCGCGGTCGATGTCCTCCGGCAGGGCGTAGCCGCCGTCGGCCGGGGTACCGACACTCCAGGCCTTCTTCTGCAGCTCTTTCAGCTGGGCATCGTCATCGCCCTTGCGGACAAAGCGATCAAAGAAGGCGGTCTTGTAGGCAGCCTTATCGGGGTTGCCCTTGTGGCCGCCGCCGAGCAGGCCGGCGACGTTTTGCTTGGACTCCAGCAGCTCCAGATCCTTCTTCAGGTCGAGCGCCTTGGCGACGTCGGCCTGGATGGCGGCCAGCTTGGCGTCGGTGTCGCCGGTGGGCAGGCCCTTTTCGACCTTGGCCAAGCGCTCGTCGTTAGACGTCTTGAAGTCCTCGAAGCGCTGCATGATCTTGTCGAGCAACTGCTTGACCTCAGTCGCCGCCACGGGGGCATTGGCCAGCAGCAGTCCGGTGGCGAGCTGGTCCCCGCTGAGGTGGTGGCCGAAGGCGATGACCATCGGCAGGGAGACGAGGGCCACGACGACCAGGAGCGCGATGCGCGTGATGTTGCGGGAGAGTTTCACGATGGGTTCCTTTCGGGCATGAAAAAGGCCGCTCGAAAGCGGCCTGGCGGGTGGTGGAAGTAGCGGTCAGGTGAGGGATGCGCTCAGGGCTTTGAGGCCCGGGAGCAGTTCGCCCAGCTGATCGGATTCGCTCCGACCCGCGAGGGACTTGTGCAGCGCGTCAAGGCCCGCCAGCAGGTCGGCGTCGTGCTCGGGCTCAGCCCGGGCGGACAGCGACTTGATGTGGGACACGAGCGCCACAGCCTCGGCCTTGCTGAAGCCACCTGCTTCGCGCAGGTGGCGTTCAACGTCGGCCAGGGATTCGAGGGCAGCCAGGCGGGTTTTCACGTCGGTGACGCCGGCCATGGGGTTCATCGGGAAGGTGACGATGGAGCCTTCGTAGAGGTCAACGCGCTTCAAGGTGCGCACGTCGGTGACACGGTCCCAGCTGTCGTCGCGGCTGACGTAGCCGATGGACATGCCGTTGATGGCCTTGGCCTGGAGCAGCGCCCTGGCCTCTTTGGCGCGGGGCACATCGTTGACGAGCAGGCGACCCTTGACCCACAGGCCGACGCTGTCTTCGCGCATCTCCAGGAACGGGCCCAGAGGCTCGCCGGTGCGGTGCTGCCAGAGCACCGGGGGCAGCGCACCCTTGGCCTTCCAGGCCGCGAGGCTGTCTGCGAAGGCGCCGGGCAGGATGACGTCGCCGCCGAGGTCGACGTTGTTGAAGACGCTGACGTAGCCGGAGAAGGTGCCGTCGTCTTCGATGGCCTTGAGCTCGAAGGGGCGCTCGATGTGCTTGAGTTCCATGGTGGCGGGCTTTCAGGCGTCGGCCGGGGCCGGTTGTGGGGTGGCGCCGGTGGCGAGGTTGACCGGGGTGAGAGGCTCGTCGAGGCCGGGCAGCGGGTTGAGGTCGAGCATGTCGCGGGCTTCATTGCGGGTCATGACGCCGCGTTCGGTGAGGCGGCCGATGTACTCGCCGGTGTCCTTCATGGCGCCACGCAACAGGCCCACGGGGTTGAGGAAGGTGTAGTAGCCGGCCTTGCGCTCATCCTCTGTGAGCAGGAAGACGTCGGCGGACTGCTCGATGCGCTCGTACCAGGGCAGCAGGGTGTGCACGACGTGTGCGATGAACTGCTGCTCGACGCTGGCGTAGGCGGTGGCCTTCTCGGTCTCCATGGCCATGACGGGCTGCACGCGCATGGCGCGGCAGATTTCACGGATCTGGAAGGCGCGCGTCTCCAGGTGCTGGGCGTCGACGCTGGATAGGGTGAAGGGCTGCCACTTGGCGCCGTTGTCGAGGACCAGCGGGGCGGCTGAGCCGGCCTGCTTCTGCAGCCAGGCGGAGAGGTCTTCGTACTGCTTCTTGTCGAGCTTGCCATCGACGGACCAGGCGCCGGAGCTGCGCACGCCTTCTTTGTGGAGCTTGGCCTGGGTCTCTTCGGTGGACATGGCCAGGCCGATGGCTTCGCGGGCGAGCTTGCGCAAGCCGATGGCCGTGAGGCCGTTCCAACTCGGCCCGCGGACGTGCCAGACGTCAGACTCGGCGAGGGCGCGCTCGGTGTGGTCGCGCCCGGTGACGACGTAGCGCAGGGTGCCGTCGTCGGCGATGTCGGTGCGGATGCGCTGGGGCTCGATGAGCACGAGCTCACGGATGCGGCGATCAGCACCCACGCGGCTGATGTATGCGAAGGCGGCACCCTGGTCGCTGGCCAGGATGTGCAGCAGCATGGTCTCGCGGAAGGCGAACGAGGTCTGCCAGCGGTTGGGGCGGCGGTGGAGCACATCCCACAGCGCGTGGCCTTCGGCGGGCAGCCGGTCGCGCTGGCCGGGCACCTTGCGCATAACAGTCCAGGGCACTTGGGCAACGCCTTCGGCTATGACGCGGACGCAGCACAAGAAGGCCGTCACCTCCAGCGCAGTCTCACGGTTGACACTGGCTCCGCTCTTGGTGGCGCCGCCGCCGAAGACGCCGGCCAGCAGCTGCGCGAAGTTGGCCGCGCTGAACGGCGTGGGATTGCTCTTGCGGCTGAAGGGCCAGAGGTTCACGCGGTCTCCCAGAAGGATTTGCCCTCGTCGGGCTTCGCCGCACTGCCGTAGGCCATGACGGCGGCGACGACGAGGTCGATGCGGCCTGTGGCCTTGACCTTGTTGAGCTTTCGGTTGCCGGCGGGGTCGCTGTCGGTCACGGCGTTGGCGGCGCACCAGGTCAGCACCGGGTGGCCGTTGTGGGCGACGGTGCGGTTGAGGATGGCGGTCTCGAAGGTGTCGAGCGCGGGGCTCATGTCCTTGAAGCCCTGCCCGAAGGGGATGAGTTCGGGCAGGCTGATGCCGTCATCGGCGGCCTGCTGCTTGAAGTCCTCCAGGCGCCAGCGGTCGGCGGCGATGTGCTGCACTTCGAACTCGGCGCAAATCTGCGCGACGCGCTGCAGGACGTGGCGCTTGCTGATGGCGGCGCCGGGCGTGGTTTCGAGGTGGCCCTGCTTGACCCAGGCGGGGTAGTCGACGCGGTCGCGGTCGGCGCGGTGGCGCAGGGTGAAGTCGGGGCCGCCCTCGGGCAGCCAGGCCCATGGGAGCATGTGCCATGGTTCGCCGGCTTCGGCCGGCTCGACGAGCAGGATGAAGGCAGTTAGGTCGGTGGTGCTGGAGAGGTCGAGCCCGCCCCAGGCGCGGCGGCCGCGCAGATCGGCAGCGGTGAAGTCGCGCCGGCAGGGCTCCCACACGGCGGCGGACAGCCACGGCGAGATGGCGGCCGTCCACTGGCAGAAGTTCAGGCGCCGGACGATGGCCTCTTTGCTGGGCATGCCGCGGGCCTCGGTGACCTGCTCTCGCAGGTACTGATAGCCGGGCAGGTTGGCGAACTGCAGCGAGGGGTTGGCCTTGGGCCAACAGGTCTCGTCGGTGATGGGGTCGTCGCCTTCTTCTCGTTCGTGTG